ATCTTTGCGCGGCGCAATTCAAGCTCGCCGCCTTCGGACTTTTTGATGGCAGGTTTATCGTCAATAAAATCTCCGTTTCCGGAATAGTTATTTTCAGCATCGCTGACGAGATTTTTGTATTCCTCATCGGAGATTTTTTCGCCCATCAAATATTCGAATTTTGATTTAATATGCGCATGGGTGCGTTCATAAATTTCATTTTCCAATTCTGGATCCATATATGCAACAGTGTCCCCTGCTCCATGAATCAAATCGATCGCTCGGCGGGGATTAGATTGAATCAATTCTTCTGTTGCTTCATCAGGATTTAGATGTTCCATTCCTGGAATTTTACCAGGATCAACATCAGAATATTCCGGATAAAGATCTTCCTCGTAATCTAGCAATCCTTTTACAATCGGGTGGTGGATGTTGACAGGTTCAGTTAACAAAAGGCGGATAAGGAATTTGGTTGCTCCTTCGCCCATTGGCTCTTTTGCCACGGCTTTTGCAATCTCGGTTGGTTTTAGCAATTTGTTTATGTTGCCAGCCTGATTCGCTGCAGCAACTGCATTGCGAGAGGTCTCCAAAAACTTCCTCCGTGTTACCGGAGCCTCCATCAATGTTTGAGTTGCCTTGGCGATTAAATCAGGGTTTTCTGCCGAGGCTGGACCTTTGGACGGCGAACGATTGACGAGGGAAGTGTTCTCTTCCGGCGTTGCGGGAGCTGGCGCAGGAGAAACCACGGTCGATGGGAGGTTTGCCTCCCGAGGCGTGAAAAGGCTCGCGAATGCTGCGCGTTTCGTTGGGTCTTTCAACTCGCCGCCTTCGCTTTTCCCAACGCGAATGAGCTTCACCGACTTCGCGAGCTGCATAACATCGTTTTTCATTGTGGGTTATTCCCTGTGATGGCGGGGATGACACTGCCGAGGAGCCGAATGACCTCGTCCTCGCTTTCAGGATGCACGGCGAGGTTCTGCGCAAGATCGATCATCTGGATGCGCTCCTTCGCCAGCATTTCCTGTTCTTTGACTTCACTGTCGCGAATGTCTTTTTGCATGTTCGACTGGAGAGCAGCAGCTTTCAGCTTGGTTTCCATCATCTTGGCATCGGCGAGTTGCTTCTTGATCTGAACTTCAGCAGCGTCTTTTTCGGTTGGCCCTTGCTGTTCGCCACCCGCGAGACCCTCTTGCTGTGCCTTGGCCATGTCGATTTGCAGACGACCCTGATCCAACGCAATCCGAGCCTGAGCCGCGCTCTGCTTCGTGTCGGCATCCTGCTTCTTTATCTGCATCTCGGCCATTTCCTTCTGCATCTCAGGAGGAGGGGAGCCTTGTGCCTCTTGCGGGATCATGAATTGCTCAGGGTTCGACCAACCCACCGCTTTCAACGCCGCCGTGTCGATCGCGATCGGATCGTAGAGCGTTGGGTTCGAGGCCTGAATTTGTTTCAGTGCCATGATCTTCATCAACCGTTGAGTTTGGCTCGCGGTGTTTGGATCGGCTTGAGGAACGAGGTCGACCTGATTCACGCCACGCAGGAAGGTTTCTTGATCCCAGGCACGAGCTGGCTTGCGGTTCTGTTGCCAGAAGCTCTCAGGGTTCTCCTTGAAACAACGCACAAGCATCGCGAACTCCTCAGCCTGAGAGGCATGCATCCGCTTGTGAACAGCGTTGAGAACCTTGGTGGCTTGATCGATCATGGCGATTGTGGTGCCGACAGGAGCGTCCGACCGACCTTCGCCCACGGCTGCTTCGGCTGTGCCGCCGAGGCGCATGCCTGTTTGAGCCATGTTTTCGATGAGAGCCATCAATGTTTGAGACGGTTCTTTGTATGGCAGAGGCATGATGGCTTGGTTTATTGGCATGCCGCCCGTTTTCACCAACGCTCCGCCTCCAGGAGGCACACGGAAGATGTTCGTGTTCTGCCTTGCGCCAGTGTCAGCATACAAAAATCCAGGGAAGTTGGCATACATTCCCGCATCCAACAGCTCTCTTTGCGCGGCAGTGATGGCGTTGGTCGTGTTGCCGAGCACATGCAAAAGCCCGAGGTCGTAGAACCCCATACCAGGAATGAACGTGTATTTCACGAAGTTCTGGCGCGACTCAGGAAGTTCCGCCGTGTCCTCATCGTAGTTCCGAACAATCGACAACACCTGACGGCTGCTCACGTCAATCGTGACACGGTAAGGGATCTCGAGCCCAGTTTCTTTGCCATTGCGGGTGTGTTCGAAACCAACAATGTCCAGCTCGCAATAGCATTCGTAAATCTCGCGGTCACGATCTTCGGGGTTCATCTGGTTTGCGGCGATGCCCTGCTGCGCTTTCATCTCGAGCTGCGCAGAGTCGAGGGTGACTTGCTTCGGGGTGCTCAAGGAGATGTCTTTGTAAGCTCCCAGGATCTGCATCCGCTTCACTGTCGATGGCCGCATGTAGATGCGGTGCGTCGCACGTCTCGCGTTGGACAAGTCCGTCGCAGCGTTGTTGACAATGAGGTCGTCCGCATCGACCGACTCACTCACAGGCCGATTCCGCAACGGGCAGAAGTAAACCTTTTTGAATGAGGTGCCGCCGAACCCAAGCATGAACAGCATACGGTCGGTGTCGGGGTAGTATTCCCGAGCAGTGCTGGTCAAATAATGGTTCAGGTCTTTTTCGAGGTCGTTGGCCAACGTGTCGGAGTCCAACGTTGCATTGTTGTTGTCCTCGCGAACCTTCACTGGTCCGTCCGTGGGCAACAGCTCGGAGCGTGCGTTGGCTTGGAACCGCAACACTGCCTCGAGCAACAGGGGATGACGCACCTTGCTCATGCCTTCGACCGGAGCCCCGTCCGCCGCACCTGAGATCCCAGGGAGCTCAATCCTCAGCCCGAGGAGCTTGATGCCCTGAGCACGATCCTCGATCCACTCCTTGCGGGAGTCGAGGTCGTCATTGATGCCCTTCAACAACTCCTCGGAGATGCGGGAAAGCTCGCCTTCGCTGATTTGATCAACGAGGTTGTCGAACCAACCCTCTGGTCCTTCATCCTCGGACTTGCCGAGCGGCGCACCGTCCAGCGTCAACGTGATCGAGCCATCGTCATGCTCGATGGTCAAAAGGTTGCCCTTTTCATCCATGGTCGGTTTGTCGCCGCCTTCTTCCGCCAACTCGATCACGATGTCGTCCTGCGGAGCACCCATTGGTGGCTCTTCAGCAGGGAGGCGGAGGTTGGGGCTTAGTCCTGGGAGCAATGCCATTGTTCAGTTCCTTCAAACAGCATAAAGCGGTGGAGGTGAAACGCCTTGATGCTGGCGGCTTCGTTCGTTGTCGTCCTGAGCTTCTTCGGGTCGCTGTATCATGCCTGTTCTTCTCAAATAACGCAAGGCCATTGAGATGGTGTCAACAAGATCATCGTGCTTGGCTTTTGGGAAGCTGACAGCTTGGGTGATGACTTGATCTGCCCAGCTTTTGTCGGGCGCATAAATCAGCCCCTCCGAGAAGAAATGCTGGATGGAATAGAGCCTTGCGGTCTTGTCGATGGACTTCGGGTCGTCGAGGATGACTTGGAATCCCTTGTGGGAATACAACCGCCTCAGCTCCTGCGCAACGGGATAACCCGCCGCCTTGTTCTCGATCAGGATGGTGTCGACCTTGAAACGTTGAACGGTTTGCGCCACCTTCTGCACAGACTCCGCCAGCTCGAGCCGCTCCTGCCACGCATAGATCAGCATGACCTTTGGGTGCGGCTGTTTATAGGTCCGCTCCATCATGAACCCTTTGCCTGTGCGGTCGAGGGAGCGTGATGCCTCGGCAACCGGATCCTCGGAGAACACTCCCCACACCGTCATTGCGGTGAAGTCATTCTCGGTTTTCAGGGTGTAGGCCGTGTCGAGGCTGGCAATGATGTAATCGAACGAGGGAAAGTTGTCATTGTCCCAGAGCTGCCACCAATCGCGCTTGATGATGCCGCCATCGGCAGGTGTTGGGGTTTGTTGGAACTGGCCGGAAACAGCGAACGTGCCCATGGTGCGTTTGTCACGCTCCACAACGTGCTTGGGGAAGCGTTCAGGGAACAGAAGCTCGCCAAGGGCTTCCCGAGGATCTTCGGCTCCCAGGAGCGTTGGAAAGGCTCTGGAGGGATCGTATTCCATCGGCAGCATGATGTGGTCGTAGCCCAGCTGCTTGGAGAGAATGATGCCGCTGACATCTTCCTCATGCAAACGCTGCATGATGACCACGATGGCTGACTTGTCAGGGTTGTTCAGACGTGTCGGGACAGCGGTTTCGAATGTGTTCACAGTCGACTGGCGCATCTGATCCGAGTTCGCGCTGTCCACGGAGTGTGGATCGTCGATGATGACCCTGTCGCCACGCGCTCCGGTCATGCCTTCGAACGCGACAGCCTGACGGAACCCAGTCTTTGCGTTCTCGAACTTGGTCTTTGCGTTCTGATCACCTGTCAGCTTGACACGGTCGCCCCAACGCTTTTGATACCATTCGGATTGGATCAATCGGCGCATCTTCGTCGAGTCACGAATAGCGAGGTCGAGGCTGTGCGATGCACAAACATACCTCAGGTGCGGCATATTGCGCGGCCCCCACTCCCAAGCTGGCCAGAACACATTGGTCAGCAAGGACTTCATCGCTCCTGGAGGAACGTTGATCAACAGACGATTGTAGTATTGTTCGTCGTCGAGCATCAACTCGTCAGTGATCGCAGTCAAATGGTCCGCAATCAAATCGATGTGCCAGTTGTGGGAATAGGGCTGTCCAGGTTCCACAACGTGCCATGCAGCCTTGATGAACTCAACGAAGCTCTCTTCGCAATCTGCCTTCTCGATCTCAACCAGCAGCTGTTCTGCTGAAAAGCTATCCAACAACTCGCCAATGTCAAATGATGCGTGTTTCATTCGGCGTTCGGCTTCAGGTCAATTTGCTTCATGATGGCTTGACGCAGCTGATCCCGAACTTGGCTCGGGATTGCGGTGAAGTCGATCTTTTGCTTGATGTCGACAGTTGCGTA